GTCGGATTACAGTCTACACCAAGATTGGTAATAATACTTAAGTATTTCTTAGCAACCTTGGCATTAAAGATTACAATATCATCTCCTAGCACTGCATAATCGGAAAACCAAGTTCCTGACTTGATTTCTCCGGAAGACACAGCCGCAAATTGCACTATGAAATGATGAGTATATGCTAGCATAGCCCAACTAGAAAGAGCTCCCATTGGTTGACCTACAGAGTAAGTCACCGATGTTATAGCTGGATTCTTTTTCGAAATCATTGATTTCGGAAGGGCATATGATCTACCCACTAATAACTCCCTCCAAGCTTGGGATTCTTTAACAGTTAGACCGAATAGGTCTCTTATTAAATCTTCTTGCAAGCTTATTGGAAGTCTATCAGTGGCGGATGATAAATCCATTGAAAACAACGGTTTATTGTGATCAAAGGCTCTCTTTAAGGGAGCTAATTGATCAAATGTCCCATCTTGAGGTAATTTTCTTAATACATTGAAAATTACTTTATGAATAGGGGCCAATAACCATTGAGTCCATGGATCTACCATAGCAAAGACTCTCATTTTCCCAGCTGCTTCCATTTTTAATCCTAATTTACCTAAATATTCATGTTTAGGTTGACTGGCTTGAGAGTGTCCGGTAGTTGATGCCCATTCTCCTAACGTTTTTATGACATAGGAAGGTATATGATACTTAGAAATATCATACATATCTTCAATGATCTGAATCGCATTCATCAAGATAGGATTTCTTGATAATACAATTGCAGATCTCATTGCCACAATAGGTGAGGAAGAATGCAAAGCATCAGCATTCACCTGAGGACTACTTTTTGATATTGGGAAATATTTAAATTTCTTTATCAATTGTAGTCTAGGTGAAACACAGACTTTACCCTTAAGTAGAATTTGTTCAGTGAAAGTAGGAATGTATTTTCTTAATTCACTGAAGATTCAATCTTTTCCAGAAAAAGGATTGGTGATTGATTGCAATTTAATTGGTCCCTCATACAATAGGTCTCTGTAAAGAGAAGCTAATGTAAGAGAGTACTTCATATAAAAAGTATTACCCAATTTAAGTTGCTTTCTAATCACCGGTGGAAACATTCTTGGAATTCCAGACTTAGTTATACTTACTCTGGTAGTTGTAGATTTACATCTATAACCACCTAAGTACTGCTGTGTTAAAACACTAACAGTTTTTAAGTATAAAACTAAACCTTTAATTCCTTGATGGTTTGCGATCTGAGATAAGTCTGACAAGACGGATCTTGTAATGGAAGCCAATGATTGAGACGGTGACCCTCCCATAGCAGGAATCATTCTAAGAATAATTCCTACTAAGGCCTGACCATGATTTCTCATGATCATAGCATTCATATTATCATATCTAAATGTTAAAAACTTAAAAGAGTTAAAACTACTTTTAAGAGATAATTTTTGAACAGGTATTGTTTTCATTATTATTTTATATATTAATTTAAATGTGATCCTTCAAAAGTTGGCTTTAGAGCTAATATGTACTTAGTACACAGAGAGATACCACCCTCCCAATCCCGTAGGATTATAGCCTGCCTTCTTTCTAATGAACTCCCGTATCCCCTTTTGGGGGGCGGTAGCTACCTTTGGAAAGGATAGGCGGATCGTCTACTCAGTTAGTAGACCAGATTGTCCAATAAAGCCGGACAACCGATCTACATCTGACCTTGCTCGACGTCAAGGAAATTCACCACTCATTGGTAACATAATGTTATCAAAGAGATACTAAACTTTCACTTCTAGTTAGCCCTCGCGGGTTCCCTCACGGGCTAGAAGGAGGAAGTTTACATAAACTCAAGGATTCCAAAATGAGTCGTTAAGTGGTTACATTTCAATAACCATCGAACGTCCATACATTTCTGGATCCTTACTTAGATATAGTACACTTTTACATGCACCTCACTCTAAGAGGACGGCTAGATAGCTTTATCTAACCATAGATCATAC